AGATGCAGGTGCTGCTTTCTTGCCTTTATACATAATGCCTTCGGGAAGTTTAATGTTTGAATCGTGTTTGCCACGGTTTACGGCACTGATGGCACGTTTTGATGGACCAAGCATTGATGCAGGAACTGGTGGATAATGGTTACCTTGCAAATGTGCAAGCAATCCCATATCTTTATTTTTGCCTTTCATCGAGGCATATTCTTCAGCGTGCATGTTACCCATAATTAAAGGTAGTTCCTTCCCTTTGACTGTCTTTTTTTATTGCGTGGAGCAAATGCCATTCCTTTAATACGGTCAGCATGTAACTTAATTGCTTTTTCTTTAGAATCAGTTTGATAAATAGCGCCACCAGCATCATTACGATCATTAGTTGCTTCAACATGAACGCCCTTATCACGCTGTGTAGCAACGTACTTGCGACGGTCGTTAAAATCCATAATTACTTACCTGGGTTTACCTTATTTGGGTACTCAGAAGTTGCAAAACCATAACCATAAAATGGATGAAGTGATTGACGGTTGGCTTCAGTACCAGATGACTCTGGACCTACTTCAGTATCAGGACGAGCCTTGCGATACTTGCCATCTGTTGAACCTTCATCAAGAGACTTGTTCATTGAACGAGATGAGTTAACGGTCATTATTTCTTCTTCCTATTTGCCTCAACAACGGCTTCCACCGCTTGAGTCGATTGAGCATACTGTTCCTTGCGAGATGCTGGATACTCTCCCGTTGAGGAAGATATTAATCCACCTGTATCTCTGACTAAATTATGCACCCTTTGGCGCTCTTTAGCACTCTGAATTCTAGTTCTTCTGCGGTCATTAAATATCATGACATTATTTCCTTAATTCTTTTGGCGTTTTTTTGCATAGTACAGGATAAACAATGCCCTCTATTTGATAAAAATTCTACGGGGTTTATAACAATTCCACAGGTAGGGCAAGGTGCTGAACCATTGTAACGAGTAGAGTTTTCAGCAATTTGTTCAGCCTGTAACTCCATTGTGTACATTCCGTCTCCGTTGTCCATTAAAACCCTCTTTCATCCGCACAACCGTTACACATACGCCCACCAGGTATGTAATCACTTGCACCTTTTTTACCACAAGCGTCGCATTTCCATTTTGGATTTTCTCCTTTAAAGATGGTCGCTTTATTAACTAAACTCATGTATGAACCAGGAACACGTTTTGGATCATTACCACGATCAGGAACTTTAGACATTAATTACTCCCTAGTGCATTTCGTTCGGCTGCTTGATAACCAGCAACCCCGCCAGAGAACCAGGATACTCTTGGTTCAGCGTAATTTCTATCAATAGTAACTATGTCATCTATTCCAGGTTGAGTGCGATCTCCATACCCGTAACGTTCTGGAAATAATTGAATCTGTGGAAGTGGTGGGCGAACCATTTCTTGAATATCTTTACCAGGTATGTTCATAACCATAAGGGCTTGTTGAGTCAACCGTTCTTGGTTAGACGCCCATGGTCCTAGATAAGAGTACCTCTTGGCTACCTTGTCAGGTTGTACAGGTGCACGCCAAGGCTTTGTATAATCATAAACGCCATCTACATTATTAGCCATATTAAGCCCACGCAGGTCTTAGGTATGCAAGCATTGCTTGACGTCTTGCGTTAATTTCTCCTGGTTGATTTGCCACAGTATTTGTTTTACCATCATTTACTAAATGTGGGGCAGGAGTTAGTTGGGTCTGTGGTGCACTTCGTGGCATCATGTATGTGACTGCGCCATTTATATTTACTAACTTTGCTTTCATTTGACGTTCAATACCCATCATTGGGCCAAATTGTTCTGGCCAATAGTACATAGATGGCTCAATACGCTCACCTTTGTGTACGCCTCTTTGATAAGCCTTTTGATTAACACGGTTTTTGATTGAATCTAATAAACGATCATCTCTTCGAGATCGCATTGTTCCCAGATAACCATCTGGATACTCTGCTGACGGGATACGACCAACACCCATACGAGAGGCATCAATTGATGAACGGGCTATTGGTGTTCCTGCACCACCTTGATTGTTATAACCGTAAAGACCTCCACCACCTAATGATTGCCAATTTTGTGATGCCGAAAAATTATTAACTCCACCAGCCATTACACACCTCTATTTCGGCGATTTTTTGCAATAGTTGAGTATACTTCATTTATTGAAACAGGAACGGTGTTCCCTAATCTATTCATACGAGTTGCTCCACGACTTATGTGAGATTGTTCTGCAAAATCCTGAGCCTTTGGTTTTGACTCCATTCTTTCGTATTCTGCAGTTCGGTGTGCACTTGCTACAAACTCTGGATTAGATTCAACACCAGGAACTTTACGACCAAAATAAACGTTGCCACCTTGTGGACGTTTAACATCTGTTCCGCCTAAGTCATAACCAGCAATTTGTTTATTTTCCACTCCAGCCTTACGTGCTGATGGAAGTGTTGTGTGCTTTTTACTAATATCTGCAAATATTTTGCCTTTAACATTCCATGCGCCTTGATAGTCGTCATCTTTTGCTTTTGCTGCATGTTCTTCTTTAAAACTTTTTGCTTGTTCTGCTGTGTATGGAGCATTAGTAATTTTTTCAGCACCAGGAATTGAAACCATTACACCAGGACCCTTTGGTGTTTCACTTGTTTTAAAACTACGACTGGCTCCACCTCCTGGAATACTTGCTAACTCTGCAAACTGTTCGTTACTAAGCATTAGGATTTGTCCCTCCACGAGATGCGGGGACGACTGGAGATACACTAGATGTGTCATCCCAGTTAAAAGTTGTACCAGCGGTTTTTTTAGATAATGATAAAGGTCTATCGCCACCAAGACTTCTATTTCTCCATGCGGTTGCTTGAGCAGCAGAACCTGCTGTAGAAGCGCTAAATGATAATGGCGGAGTTGCGTCTGGCGTTTGTGCTGCCAATGAACTGCCGAACTGTGAATTCGACAATGACATTTTAGTAAGAAGAACCCATTCCGCCCTGGAAGTTAGGATTCTGACGTCCAGATACTGATGGAATAGTTCTTGCGTTTGTCATTGTTGAACCTGAGCAAGGATCAATGCAAGGCATTGTTGTTGTAATTTTATATGAAGCACCGTTACGTTCGGATGCTTCTACAGAGTTTACAAGAACATTTTTTCTATTTGCTTTTGTGCCATACATTGGTTCTGATGCTTGGGTGTTTTTCTTTGGCATTAATTTACCAACCAAAGGTGCTCCGCTTGCATTACCAATTGTTGCATTTGCTCCAGAAGGTGTGTATTGATCTGGGCTCATATCTTTTTTCATTTTGCTACCTGCTGACTCTAGATGGTTTGAAGGCATACCCATGCGACGGCGCATTGCATGACCCATATCTGTCCAATTTGCCATGGTGACTCCTTAATGTAGGTATAAGGATAGAACTAAATTAACTTGCTGTAATGGCGAATACAATGGCGGAAATTTCTCCGTCACGGGATTCAATAGTGGTAAATCCTGGTTTGCAGGTTAAATCTAAACCTCTAGGAGCAACATAGCCTCTAGATATAGCAATTGCTTTTACTGCTTGGTTTACCGCTCCAGCACCAACGGCACGTAATTTAACTTGATGTTTTTCATAAACGGCGTGGGCAATTGCAGACGCAACGCTTTGTGGATTTGAACTTGCACTTACTCTTAAAAAAGGTTCTTCAGTAGAAATATGTATTTCAGGTGTAGTTGTCATATGTAGTAGTCCTTTGAGTCGAATTTATGCACCGCTCCTAGAACATAGGGTAAGGCTAAAGTCTTGGGGCGTCCCTGTATTTAACATCTTTCATTTGTTCGGCAACTGCCTTCTCGACCTCGTTATAGAAGTTTTTTCCTAAGAGCCTTGCAAGAGCGTAAGAATCAGCGGCATTATCATCATTAAACTCTATGCCCCACCTCTTATATATTTGCAATAACATCTCCTGTTTTTTAGCATTTCCTTTACCCGCTGCAAATTTCTTAAGGGTCATAGGTGGAACTTTTAATGGGTACCTTCTTAGATCACCTTCATCAAAGTAATCAAAGATTGCTAACCTAACTGTGGCAGATAATTCTCCCAACACAATGGCAGCATGACTAGCAAGAACAGTACCTTCCATTGCTATATCTATAATTGTATTATTGTTTTCTTCTAGGTAATTAAAATGGTCTATTAACCATTGCCTAATATCAGCAAGTCTTTCAACTCCAAAGTATGGAGACTTGTAAACCCAAGTAATATATTTTGTTGGGTCATCAAATTGTAAAGCAGTTAAAGCAAATCCAGTTAATGATTGATCGATCCCTAAAGTTACATCGCAGTCTTTTGGTAACTGACCATCAATCGCTTTGGTTGGCACGGCGTTCTCTTTCATCTATGACCATTTGCACAGTCCCTAGATAACCCGCCCCATCAACTAGGTTGTCTCTTTTTTGTTGGTGAACTTCACGGCAAATTTTTACCCAAGCCATTGCTAATCCAACCTGCTCTTCTGTTACATCTGTACCAAAAATTACTTCCCAACCTTTAGCAATACGATTAAAATTATCTAATGGATGATCATAAGATTTGTTACGATCTCCTGTAATTAATCTTTGAGCCTCTTCAAGTATTGTTTCTTTATCTAAGTTCAAAGTATGCTCCTTTTATTAAATAATTACTTGCTGGTTTTGTTAAAGATAGTAAATAATTATAAGTCTCTTTAAATGAGTCACGTTTGTTTAGTAACCACCAAGCAGATAGTGCTGCAGTTGAGTTGGATGTTCCAATAGTTGTTTTAATAGAGTTATCTAACATGTGAAAAGTGTAGTTGTCTGGAATGTAGATGTCTACTTTTCCTTTTGCGTTACTGTATGTTTGAATAATTCCTCCAGAGGTAACCGCTCCAACAGAAACTACTTCTTTCCAGCATGCTGGAGTAAATACTGATTTTTTATTGCCATCATTCCCAGCAGCAGCAATTACAGGAACATTTACTTTTTTTAAAAGACTTACTTGTTTTTTAAATGTGCTTGACACCTCGCAAGTGTTAAAGGTATTGCCTTGAGAAATACTTACAACAGAGATGTTGTATTTCTTTTGATTTTTTGTTATCCAAACCAATGCATTATCAATATCCTCTGTGTAATAATCTGCGGGTTTTCCTTTTGGATCTATACCAACAATTCTAATTAAAATAACTTTTGCTTTAGGATTAACTTGAGTAATTATAGAAAGCATTCTAGTGCCATGACCTAAGACTTTGTTATTGGAAACGGGGATATTAGCAGCCCCCTTACCTTCCATAAATTTTTTGCCATTTGGACAGATGAATTCAGAAACAATACAAACCTCATGTACAACATTATCTTTAAATAACTCTGTATTTGTTCCAGAATCTATGACTGCTATAGATTCTAAAGAGTCTGCCTGTACTGGTACTACCTGTAAGCCAAGTAGTACCAGCGCAAGGACTAAGAATTTTTTAGTCAATTAACCAGCCATCAAGTAAAACGTAAAATCTATTTAAATATTGTTGCATCAGTCGTAATTTATTTTCAATAGATGCTTGAATTTGAGACCGTGTTTTTGGTGTTTCAAATATTGCCATTTCTTTTGTTAATCCTTCGGCTGCAAAAAGAGTAGCAGAGGTTTGTGAATCAACTATTGGTTTAGTTTCGACATTTGGACCAAAAGAAACTTCCGTAGAGTTTATTGTTACGGAAACAATTGCTTCTTCAACAACTTCTGTTCTTGTAACAGGAGAGGGAATAGCCTCTGTGCCCTGAGTAAAAACTTGTTTTTCTGAATCGTATTTCACAGGATTTTCAGGAGTTCCCATATTTCCACCCTGACTTAATCCAGTTACTGGATTTGGTGCTCGTTGTAATACAATTGAGCAACCAGGACAGGGTGTGTCATTAGGCATTACTCCACCCCAAGAACCACCTGGACCACAAACTGATGCCGTGCAAACAATGATGTTTGTAACTACACCAGATGAGTTAACTACGGCGTAAGTTCCTGTAGGTTCACTTGCTTTTGCAGACGTTACAGCAAAACTTGTTAATACAAGTGTTACTAGTAATATGTTAGTTATTTTTTTCATGTTATGAATGTATCCCTCCGTCCCCCTCGGGACTCGTTTGTTCTCCGTGTTATTTCCCTCGAAACTAGAGTGATGTCTCGTTCTTGATTAGAGAGCATCATCTCTAATATCTTGCGATAAGCATACCGCTCCTCATAGGTATCTCCTAATTGAATAATCTCTGGATCAGTAGCAATCTGAGCCTTGGCTAAACTTACCGTTGAGCCTTTTGAGGCTGCTCCCATTTTAAGTATGAGCAGTTTGTTCTCAGCCATATCTAAGGCTCTCTGAGCGTCACGCTCACTTAATTGAGCCTGAACTAACTGTGAAGCCAGGTAATCAGCCCAGCCAGTTAGTATGGTAAACATCTCTGCAAGTTGTTCACTACTCAAGGCCGTTATGTCGGGAGGCAAGGTTGCTTGTTCGTACTGTGGCTTAGGGAGAGCAAGTCCCCTCTTCATG